TAGTAGGATCAAAAATAAAACCTTCATAATGAATAGTATCATTGGATTTGTCATAACCTAATTTATATAAATAGCCACACGCATCTCTATCATCGTGTGTAAGATAAGTGGGAATTAATGTCGGTGATTTAGAAAAGATTGATTGACACAGTTCAGGAGTGAACGGTATCGTTTTACCTTCCCGACTAGTAAACGTCCCCGGTCTTGCAGTGACACCAGACACCTTTAATACCTGTGAGTTTCTCCACTCAATAGGTTCGCTGTCCATAGTTATCACCAAAAACGAAACTCTTAAATACAAGTAATATATTGTTTTTGAGATTATATAAAGATTATGTTAATATACATTACTTAATAAAATTATTGTGGTTCCTCGATACTACGAAGAACATTTTCAGATACATCTCTTGTGTGTTGCGCATCTGATTGTGGAGTATCAGGGAACGAACCATTCTCATCATCTCCACCTCTAGTAGTATTGTTTGCTACTTCAGAAACAGACGCTCCTGCACTGTTACCTTTCGGCGGTGTATAAGGAACCTGTTCTTTTGTGCGCGGATCTTTTCCAACAGATGCCCGTAACTCATCTTCTGTAAATAATCCAGTATTAGCATCAAGTGCTAACTGTCTGTGTGCTTCCATCTCTGAAGCCGCGAGTGATAACTTAATATCAATATCTAACTTCTCAACAGGGAGTGATGGATCAATCTGTTTAAGTCTTTCCCTAATAATAAATAACATTGCTGGCTTAATCTTCTTTGCAATCTGAACAACTTTACTTGACACATAGTTACTAATTACAAGTTCAGATGCATATGAGCCAGCACCTTTACCATTAACTGTTGACGGCGGAACATTAAGCGCGGTCCAAATATGATCTTCAATCTGACTAATAAGCGCATTAACATCCATATGGGCACCCATCTCACCACCAACCTGTTTAATATCAACAGTGTCAAGTGTAACATATCCCTGATCTGCTGCCTGATTTGCGATATTAGTTACATATGAATTCATGAATGATTCGGCATCTGCCTTTGCAGCAGCACGTTTAGTTGTCCATGATGTACCATCATATTTATCAAGTGAATAAACCGATGCATCAATCTTGTGGTGTTCACGAGGAATACTTCTTGCCCGCGCCATTACATCAAGAATAGTAATCTGTCTCTTCCACCAAACACTAATTACAGTGCGGTGTAGCGGTGATATTGCATATATCCCATATGTTCGACGCCCCATTATGTCCGTACACATCTGCGGAGTTTCTTTATACTTTATATGTATATACTTATCTTTAGGATATACTTGTCGTTCAAGAATTGATAAACCACGCTCATTGACCACAAGGAAGTTTGCCTTGGTATGAATGTATGTATTGTTTACATTATTGATTTCATCTTCACTTTCTACAAAGGAAACATATTCGGGTGGAAGAAGTGTGAGAGTGTTGTCGTTATTAATCGCAAGATATGCATTACCATACGTCATAAGCATTTCGGCCAAGGATTCAAACTGGTTCTGTATTGCACTATATTCCATAATTTCATTGGCGAGCATCTTCATCTTGATTTCATTCTCATCCTGTTCCTTGCCAGCCCGCACTGTACATCCCTGCACTGACTGCGCAACGAGGGTGCTAATACGATCAATTGCTCCACCGATTTCTGGTTCCCACGCAAGTAACTGTGCATATACCTCATTATCACTCATGTTCTGAAAGTTAGTCAGGTCTGTGATCTGCCCCACCAGATTAGTAGTAATACGTTTTTGTGCCGCAATCTGCGTTGAACCTGTCGTCGCATTACCTATATTCTGTCCGAACCATGCTCGCACTTTCTCAAACATTATTCTCACCTTCAAGTTTATCTCCAAATTCTACACATAACTCCCACACTCTTATCCTTTCCTCTTCGGTAAGATTGGGATTTGCATTTATAACCGCATCAAAAATGGGTTCTATATTTATATATTTCATTGTTCTCACTTCCTAGAATGTCTTTGCCATTAAGAAGTTGGGATTCATATCCATCGGGGCCTTGGTGGTTAAATACCATACGACGTTGGCCACACAATCCGCAACATCTTTACTTCCATTAAGAGGGTGATCTACGTTTGGTTTATTACCGCCCTTAATAATTAATTGTTCAAACTCTAACTTTAAGTCCTGATCAAATACAACTTCAAGTTTTCCTTCACACATCATAGAACGAACCAAGTCATAGTCTATCTTCTTAACAATGTGCTGCTCTGTTACCATACCCATATCATGAGCCATCTCAATAATATCAGGGAACATCCATGTATCATGTACCAATGCATATACACTTAATGGAGATGCAGCCTGCTTAATATAGTTACGAATAATAGACGGCTTAATAATTACTTCACCATCTTCACGTCTAAACTTTGTGACGCCATCAACGTGCACGACACCATTATCATCTCGCCAACCAACAGCCACCCCAAATGAATCATTCTTTACGGCAGGGTCAATTGCCATTACACGCATCTTGTGATTCTCTGGCATAACAAGTGGACGTGCCAATACATTACGCATTTCTTTTAACTGTACGCCATCGGGGAATGCTACACCTGACCACATGCCCGGCTCGCAACCATAGTCACGCCAGAATGTAGCCATATCAAATTTAAATTCATCTTCTAATTGTTTCCTTGAGATATATGGATTCGCTTCCCACGTTGGTATTTTAAATGCCAGTGTATTAGGTTCATATGGTGCCTTTGCTAATAGTGTTGATGTTATACTTGTTGTAGACATTAATGATGATAGAACTATAATATGTCCATCCATTCCCAAAGTTGCAGTGGCTTTACTAATAGCCGCATAGACTTCCTGCGCACCTAACTTACTAGTAGTCTCTGCGAATAAATCCATCTCATCAAAACAAACCATCTTACTAGTAGTACCACGTCCTGTGTTTGCCCACGAGGAGAATGGCTTGATGATTACGTGCTTTGATGGCGATATAATTTCGTCCGTCTTAACTTGCCAATCAGTCCATGACTGGACCCATTCGCTGTTCTCTAACATATTTTGAATATTATAAAACACACCATCAGTTACCTGACGTTCCGATGGGGCAATCACCGGAATAAAAATAGGCTGCCCACGAAGTAAATGATAATACTCTGAAGGATTTTCTAGACTACATATGTCGAAGAATTCATAGCACGCAAGCATACCACCAAGGGCTGTCTTACCACTACGCATTCCAAGACCAAGAATAAGTTTCTTATAATACGGTGTAGTTATACCTTCATACTTATGTTTATAAAATGCCTGCGTTATCTCTGCCTGCTTCGGGAACATCTTTGTATTTAAAATATTTTCAATGAACCACACTGGATCAGAACGGCCCCGCACGACGGTCGTAATATAATCCAGAGAGTCCCTTGACATTGTGGCCGCGTCAATCGCTGTCACTTTCTGCTTTGTCATTTTATTTCCCCAACAGTTTGCGCTGCGTATCAATGGCCTCAATGATTTTCTTTTGGCAGTCGGGGCACACCTTACTCGTGATAATATTTGTTAGCGTCAGATAGTTGTTACGCATATCAATAACATTACGTTCAAGTTCCGCCGTGTTGTCGTCGGTTATTACTTTTGTAATATCTCCAAGAAGCCGCAGCGTTTCACGAATCTCTTTGGTGAGCGTGGTAGCCGACCTTATAGATTCACTGTCCACACGCCCGCTGCTCATAACTTCCTCAAGCATTGAGTTTAAATCGCTACCCATCTGATCGAGCCGCTTAATATAAAAGTCCTTTTCATAGGTGCGCCCAACTTGCTGCCCTTCAACAAAAGAGTCCGTGTGTTTATATATGTGTTCCTCAACGTCGGCCTTCGACATATTAAAAGCAATCATTGCCTCTTTGATTGACTTATTACCAAGCGCGAGTGCTTCGGTCCAACGGTCGCCCCGTTTATCCTGACACAAGTTGCACTTATCTTTTTCCATTATCAATCACCCACTGTGCCACCACAATCAATTGCTGCAACGCCGCCACATAATCCGCATCATATGCTTTCTTGCCCCGCAGTTTATTAGTAAAATTAATAATTGTATCTGAATTCATTTCTTGCCACAGCCTGTGCATGGCGTCGAACCAACCGCAGGATCTACACCCACTTTATAATTACCCGTTGTCTGATAAGTGATTGTTGGATAGAACGCGCCATCCTTATCAGCGTTGGCACATTGACTATACCATTGGCATCCTGAACACCGCGACACAAAACATGGCGGTCTGACAGATATATAGTTCACCGTGCTATCACTGGTTACAAAATCTCGCTGCATATTAATTCTCCTCTTGTTTGTTTAACATTGCGCGTTTATATCGCGACGCAAATAAAACGGTTGCCACTGCTAACTTCGGCGCGTATCCCATTCTCTTCATCTCTTTAATATTATGAACTAAACTATTTGCTGCATCCATTCAATTCACTTCTTGGGTTTCTTTCCTTCGGGCTTCTTCTTTTTTCCACACGGCATGATTACTCACACTTCCTTAAGTAAACTTTACAACCATCGGTCTCACAATACTTGAAACGCTTTGCCACTTCCTGCATACACAGGTGCCTGAACAGCGCGTCATTCTCTTTACACATATCGTCCAGTGTATCAATGTCATCAATGATACCATACAGTTCTACTGCAATTTGTTTTTCGTCCATAATTATCTCTCCTCTAATTTTTCAATATAAATTTTTATTAACAAAGTAATAACTTTCCATACTATATAATTTGTTTTGAGATTATTTAAAGCATATGTTTATATAGTATTAATGTTCCCCTTGTATACGCTAATCTTAACATATTTGTTAATTATAGTGTATGTAATGAGGAATTAACTATATAACAATTATTACTAGTATATAAAGTTAATCATCATAGTTACATCTGATGTTATAAACTGTATGTTAGTATATAAACATTTGAAAACCCACAATTTTTTCCACAGACAGCGGCTTAATAGATATACATTAATATTTTAATTTATATTTTTCGCCATGTATATATAATAATAAACTATAAGTATATATACTATAACAGATCGTTAGGCTATACCTAACAGTATTACTATTATACAAGATCGTGCTACTATATGCATACTTATGTTCATAAAGGCAATTTAATATTAAGCCGTTTGGTATTCCGGGCACATAGCATTGAGATCGTGAATATAGGCACTATGCTAGCGCAAACAGTTGGTTTACTAGTGTATGTATGTAAGTAGTCAGGTTTTTGCTGTAGAGCGAAAACGATTTTACGCTGGTTATCAGTTGGTATACAACTGTTATGATTTTTAAATAACTTAATTATATAGTATAGTATAATATCACTTAAGTATATGAAATTGGTTTTCTTATATAATAATGAAAAATTAGAACCCGTATAGGATTTATTTTGATAGTTATTATAATTAAAATTATAACGGTCCACAGATGAGCCGGGGTTGTCCGGGATGTCTACTCAAAAATGGTATGACGGTAGTTAAATTTATTAAATCAAATATGAGTCCCCGAATTACGTAATTGAGTATATAAACCTAGTATGCGTTATGCATGGACGGGTAGGGTGTTATTTTTATTATTAGATGAAAACGGTTAATATATGTCTTATTTATCAATTAAAGTTCAATTTAGTCTTATTAGTCTTTATTCACAATTGTTAATTAATATAATATAGTTAACTAATATAATATATAATATACTGTATAGTATATGGGGCTCGCAGGCTCACCACCAATACTATAAAGTATTACTAATATTAATAATTGTAACACTAAATAACACAAAATAAAAATTCACACTGTGAATTGTCATTTTGGTCTAAATGTATTTCACGCCTGTAGACCACAAAAAGACGCATTTTACGCAGTATTTCCACAGGAAGTGGTAGTTTATTATTTGGAACGAAATATATAGTGGTTTCCCGGTCGTTTGTCCTCATATGCCCATTCTGCCCATATGTGATCGTATAGTGTATTATAGAGCCTATAATGTACCATAGAATTGATGTTTACAGTATACTATATACGCAAAAAATGAGCAGAAAAAATGCACTATATAGGAAGGGCAGTGCACGGGCTTCTGACGGCGGTCACGGCAGGCTCACTCCTGAAACGAAAGTATTAAATACTAATCGAATAAACATAGTAATCAGTGCAATGATGGATGAGAAAACCAGTCGGGGTGAAAATCCCCGCAATTCTCATTCTAGCAAACAAAAAGCAAAACTACCAAAAGCGGTATAAGTATTCTTTTGGGGGAATAGTAGGTGATGGCGACGTTAACTCTCGTCCTCCGAACCTGCCCTTACAAAAGAGAGTATGCCGGAAAGGACTTTTGCTTTTTGTGACGCAAAAACCAATAACCCAACGGGAATACATCCCGATAAGGAATAGAGTTTTGCGCCTGTTATAGACGACAGGGATAAAATTCTCTGGTCACTTATCCTCAATGAATAACGGTTATCCGTTTGAGTAAATGAGGGTAAATTCACATCGTCCGAAAAACGATCAGAAATTAAATTCTCCCTTAAGTATCTCTTTGTTTAACTTCTTACACCTGATAGTGCACAAAGATAAGCATAAGATAAAATGAAGTGAAAAACCTTAAAGTATCTCTATGGATAACCACAGAGAAAAATAAGAGTTTTTGTGATCTGATTATCGGTTTTGCTGATTCATTCGAGACACATAAAGTTAAGAACACGATTGAGAGAAAAAGAAGGGAATTAAATTTCTACTGCGCAATAATTAACACTGTTTAAAATTCATTGTGCAAAATTTCGACCAGAGAAATAATAACCTTTATTGTTCTAATAATCAGAACCAACGATCAATAAATCACAGTGAATTTATTCACCGTGACGAATAGATCATCTATCTGATTATGGTGTAATTCATGAAGTGAATTATACGCAATGAATTAAGACTAATAAGATGATAACAGTTATATCTTATAGTCCTTATGAAATACTCTTCCTTCCGGCTAAAAGAAGGATAAAAGATAAGGACATTACAGGCTGGTTTAAATTGGTTCGCTCCAATTAAACCAATAGGGAAATATAAATTTCCCGAAATGGAGTATGCATTATGTATAGAGTAACAGAACTTGGATACATCCGGGCAGAATATAAGGATATATCACCACGGATGATTATGCTGCTGGATTCAATCGACAAAGAGATCAACGAATTCACTGCTGCGGAAACTGTGATGATCAACCGGGCGTTAGATGCGGGATTAATCATTGAGGTATAATTATGTATGCAAAACAATATTATATGTTACAAATGGTGGTAAATAGAAAACAATGGACGGACACACAAAAATCATGCGCAATTGCGTTCCTTAATACAATAGAACCAGAAGAACAGGAACGCGTATTAATCGCGCTTTGGGGGGATCAAAATGAAATCACAAAAGTTTGAAGTCAAATGCGGAAAAATGGAACGGGTAACAATTTCCTTCCGTGAATCGTTCGGACAAGTGGTTGCATACAAGGTAAAATATATTGATGATAAAATGTCACCAATGATCTTCGCGCTTCCGTGCACTGTGGAACCAACATTCTCTTATTATAAATCAAACTACAATAATTATATTGGAAATTCAATAACATCACTTATTCACATAAAAATAAAATCCATGTGCGTGAATTTTAACAAAGATGGCACTGTCCGGGATATTGATGTGGTGATCTAATGGCTGAATTAGATCCAACCACCATTCAAGAAGTCAGCGTGGATTCAACCGGATATTATTATTATTCTGGTTAATTACAATCCTAAATTTTATCG